CGCGACTCGGTCCACGCGACTCCTTGATTCAAATCTAATATAATGAAACTTGCAGCAAGATACATTCGACAGCCCCCCCGAGGTCCTTCTCCGCGTGGGGTTACAATGTTACTCGCTGTATGTGCGACTGCGCTGTCTTATGTGGATGCGCGTCACATCCCCGAAAATACAAACCCAAACCCATCAACCTCGTGCTCTCTTTGCCAAGAACTTTTCACGGAGGGAATTGAATATATGAACAAGGATCAAACTATGGCTAATGTCTTGCAAGTAATACAAGACAAATGCGCAGATGAAAGAAGACTCAGCTTTTTGGATTACGGAGAGTGTGTCAACATCCTCGAAGACTTTTACACGATTGCTTTGCAAAAGTTTGAACACAGCATTACCCCAGAATCATTCTGCAAAATCATGAATTCCTGCCCAAGCAGAGAGAGTATGAACGATCACAAAAAATATTGCATAAAAATATTGCACACAAAATACTGCGTTGTTGGTGATGATGATGATATTCAAAAAAAATAATTAATAAAAAAAAATATTTTTTCATCTCGGATTCAACTCGTGTCTGCGTATGATGTCATCGGGAACGATGTCGACGTGTTTTTTTTTCCTCAGTACCACCAGTTTTCGGTCTTCAGTCGATTTTTCAATTTCAAAATAGTCTAAGACCACTCCGTAATCCTTTATCCTGTCTTCATAGAGAAAGTCGTCGAAGAGGAACACACAGCTTTTGTTTGTCGCGTTGAATGCTTTCAGGCAACACGCCGCTCTGAATCTACCGTCTATGAACACCATGTCAATCAAATTTCTATCTGACTCGGGAATCTTCAAAATTTGTTCACTGTACAAGCGTTTACTTTCATCGGTGCACTCTTTCCCGGGGTTTCCGCAACTATTTGGCTTTGTTTTCAAATCACAATATAGATATTCTATATGTTTTGATATATGTTTTGAATTCTCAATGCTATCTTTAACTTTATTTAACCAAGACTCGTCGCTTTCAACGCAAAACATTTTGAGTACGTTGTCTTGTGTAGCTGCTTGATAAGTGGATCCACCGGACCCGAATTCAAAATAATAACTGCTCTTGGACAAATACTCGTAAAATATGTCAATATCGTGTTTTGCCAACCACGGTTTCATGATTTATACCTTTGGCAAACATTTATTTTGCCACCCATGAAACGAAAAAAATTACATCTGACAAATTTTCTCCTTAAAAAGTAACTATCTGGCTATGGAAAAATTGATATTTTTGTTGATCGTAGTGTTGTTATCTATCTTGGTATTGTCTACGAAACGAGTTAACTATCGCCGCACCAAGAGCAATGTTTTAGTTGTCATTTATGAAACCGATCTTACCAATGCTCACTTGAAACATTTGAAGGCATCATTGAAGAAGAACTTTTACAATTATGTCATATTGACGGACAAGAAGTGGAATGGCTTTGGCGCAAAGATTAGGAAAATTCAAGATTATCTTCGGAAACTCGATCCAAATCAAATGGTTATCGTTTCAGATGCACGTGACGTGTTAAGTGTGAATTTCAGCAGTTATCAGTTCGTAGATGCCGTGCGCGAAATAGACATAGAAAGCAAGGTTATAGTTTCAACTGAGATAGGGTGCTGTGTGCCAGCAAAGCATAAACCAGGAGATCTGCGTACAACAACCGGAAAAGTGCTTAAACGCACATACGATAAGGGGGCAGGGGAAAACATGGATTCACTGTGGAAGAAAATGTTCAGTTTGAGAGCTAAGAGCAAAAACATAAAACATCCAATTGAACATAAACAAAGTATTTACTTAAATGCTGGCATATATTGTGGCAAGGCAAAGAACGTAATGAGCATTTACAAGTTAATGAATGTAGCCGACAAAGAAGACGATCAATTGATAATGAGTGAAATATTCTATCACTATCCAAATAAGTTCCACCTCGACTACAATCGTCAGTTCTTTTCAAATAGTCATGTTTGGGATAGCTTCAACAACAAGCCAATAAAAGATGACACTGGATGCTTTTATGAAAAGGACTCTGAAGGGAAAATACGCGATACGTATATTGACTCAACACCATTCTTTGTCCATACACCCGGAAAGCACTTCAAGTGTTACGATCACGTAAAAAGTCTCATCTAAATCGATCGGCAGCACAACAAACTAGATCTCTTTTTCTTTTGCGGCGCTTGATCTTGAGCTTTTATCGAGGAATTGCAGTAATTGACCATATAAGTTGCATCCCAGCGATATTCGGCGTCGGTCACAACTGTTTTGCATATCAAATTTTTAATGTTGCTATCTTTGATTTTCTTCAGGAGCAGCCAGTTATGCAAAGGATCGCTCAGAATTGATTCAAGCATCATTTCGTTGCTGAACCGATAAAACGGTATTTCGACAAATAGCGCATACACAAGCAAACCAAACGACCATATGTCTACCTTACAGCTGTATAATTCACTTCTGAGAACTTCTGGCGCCATGTAACGATATGTCCCTGTCTCGCCGGTGTGCTGATATTTCTCGTCGGGTTTTGACTTGATGGAAGATATACCAAAATCCGCTATCTTGGCTTTGAAACTTCTCGATAACAAAATATTGGAAGGCTTAATATCTCTATGAATGATTCCAATCGGCTTACGATTGTGCAAGTACGATATCCCCCTCGCAACATCTTTCACAATAGCTATCTTTTGATTCTCGGTCAGTCGATGTTTATTTCTTTTACCGACGAAGCGTTCGAGCGAGCCATTCTGCATGTATTCGAGAACAATCGCAAAAGGCTTTCTTTGTGTGCAGCAGCCAAGTACTTGCAAAATATTCGGATGATGCAATCTTGTCAGTATCTTAATCTCCATATAAAACTCATGTGAATCGATTGTTCTGTCCTTCAAAACTTTCAGAGCGACATCAGTGCCTCGCCAAACAGCCGATCGAACGCACCCAAACCCACCATTTCCAATAATATCGGTGATATACATTTCGTCGAAGCTAACTTCCCATTCCTCTTCTAATGCAACGTTGATGACATAATCTTCTAGGCTTGATCTTGCTTGACCAAAACTTGTTGGGTTTCCCATAAGACTTGAAGAAGGCATTAAGATCTGATTGGTTTTCATGTTTTTAGATCAATTTTAATTTCTAAACATCATGTAATTATGAATGATTTTTTCCCGAAAGGTGAGTTGTTGGCTGGGCTCTCCGAGAAAGAGCAGTTTGATCTAAGAACTCATATAGGGGTTACAGGATTAGTTGAAGAATTAACAAACACTAGTATAGTCACAACCTCATTAAATGTCGTCTCAAATGTAAAACTTGACCTTGACTCAAAACAATCAGGGCATTTCTTAAAATGCATCGACAGCGCTTCTGGATTAGCACAATGGCAGCCTTTGCCCGTGTATGAAGAAGTATTTGATATTACTTTGGATTCAATTAAAGATAGATTGTATACCGATCTAGAATCCTTGGCAAATATTGATGTCGATTGTAATATACGGCTGAAATCTCACCTTGAAACTCCTTCAATAATAACCAATTGTAATGATTCAGGAACTTTCAAATGGCTTGCATTAGAAAGTAATTTTCCGAGTAGCAATAGCCTTTCAAATCATGTACCAAATATGCTTGCACTAAGTAAACTTTATGATCAATCAAAGCTAGATGATGCTGAAGTGTTGAGCAATTTGATAGATCATTTAGACAATACTGCAGGACTACTGATCGCTAGCAATAACTTGGCAGAAATTCAAGATACAGATTTGGCTTTGAGCAATCTCGGCCTTCACTTGAAACTGAATACCGTCGATGTTCGTGCACAAAACATTGTTGCGACTGCTTTAAATGGATCAAATGCGCAATTTGATGTTGCTAATGCTTCAGAAATCATAATTGATAGCAATTTATCAGTATCTTCAATGTATACTAGTAATGTAACAGTATTTGGTGAAATAAATGCCACGGGTATATCCGTATCCAACGTCACAGCTACGAGATTGGACACACAGTCATTGCACGTCGAAAGTCACTCAACCTTTTCCAACCTAATTGCAAGCAATGTAGAGACTTCAAATTTGATTTTGCATGGAGGCGATAATCATGATGTATTATCATTTATGAACAATAAAGCCATATTCAAAAAGCTTAACTCGAGCTTTTCGAATTCATCGGCAACAGATATTGCCAGTTCAAAGGCTATATCTGATGCCGTCCAGTTCATTGATACACGCCTTCAGGAGGTAACAAACGACCCGACATTCTCTCAAACATATCTGGCTATCGCAAAGAATTTCTCAGAGTATGAATTCAGCACTCTCGATACCATATTAGAGATTCACTCAAATCTTCGGATTAATCAACTTGCTCGAGAAGGCACTTGGGAAAACATTCAAAACAAGCCGGTTGAACTTTCAATGTTATCAAACACTTACATGCAAAAGGATTTTGGAAATATGGTGTTAGATGATATCCAGAAAACAATTTTAAAAGAGAAATTAGATTTGATGGATATGGCATTCATGGACAAAAGCAATGTAGATATTCAGGATGGAAACATCAATGTCAACAAAATACAAACCGAAAATTTCGTTCTCAATTCAAACAACAACAATGTCAACACAAACCATGTGAATCATCGGGATGAAGTTTTTTTGTACTTAAGACATGCTGGAGACGAGGGAGTAAATCCTTCTGGAACTGGGAAGTGGACAAATTTACCTATTGATCAAGATTATCTATCTCAAGGAAGTAATTGTATTCCAAGCTCGTATGCGTTATCAAATTTATACAAGTATTTGACTCACACAACTCACATTAGTGGATCGAATATCGAAATACATTATAGTAATGATAGTAACGATAGCAATGTCAACAGCAGTAATCTTGGTGAGAGTAACGTTGTCATAACATACGAATATTTTCATGGATTTTTGAATTCACATTTCAGCAACCAAACTAACGAGCATCAGGCTGCCAGCTCTAAAGCTCTTTCAGATATGTATGAATATTTGAGAGACAGTAACGGCGATGGATATTTGAATGACGATTACACGATGTATCCAAGTAGAAGTAACGGTGTGTCAGCGCACGCCCTTGCGGAAGTGCACGACAAATTTATCGATTTCAGTAATTTCTCAATGTCGGCAGCTTCCGATTCGACCGCTGGCACCGAAGAATTGCGAAATTTCATGCGTAGTAGTGACGGTGGACTTTTGATAGATGAATTCAGCAATCAAACCAGCCTCAGTAATGCTGCATCTTCCAAAGCCCTGACAGATTTATACGATTACATGCGTTCTCCAAGTAATGGGTTCATCATATCTGAATTCAGCAATCAAACAAGTCACAGTAATGCTGCGTCCGCTAAAGCTCTGACTGATTTATACAATTATCTTTCAGATCCCCAAAATGGTGGTTTCGTTGTGCAAGGATACGAAGGTCACACAGATTCAACAAAAGTTCCATCCGCAAAATCTCTGACAGACTTTTACATATTCATAAGGAGCAGCGATCCAGATCAAGAAAGCTTTTTGACCAGGGGATTCAGCAACCAAACGAGCCTCAGTAATGCCCCGACTTCCAAAGATTTATCAGACCTATACGATTTCATAAGAGACTTTAGTTACAATAGTGGATTTCTGGTTAACGATTTTCGTATTCCGGGATCTAGTGACACTGCCTGTACCTCGAAGGCTTTATACGACTTATATCAATACCTGCAGTCATCTAACTTTATAGAGAATGATATCAGCATCAGCAGTACAGTAAAGGTTCCCAGCACACTACTTTTGAGTAATTTATACTTTAATCAGTTGAGTCACGAAAGTTTCTTCACGGCGCACAACAGATATATTTTTGAAGATTATTTGATACAAGATGTTGCTGATACAAATTCCAATCAACCATATTCCTCAAAAGCTACTTCAAATCTCATTCAAGATATGATTAATCGACCCGGGGCATTATTTGATGCAATTTGGAATCAAGAAGGATTATCCTCTGAAATCAACATCAATGACTTCACCAAGTTAGCTACTGCACAAGCAGTATATAATCTGTCTAACAGCACTGATGTTTTATTGAACAATTTACAAACAGATATAATTGATTCACTTAACGATCCAAATATCGACTTGGGGTTAGCAACAAGAGTTATGACTCCTGGCGAGAATCCCATCACTGTTGTTCATCAAGGTACTGGAAAGGTTGTGCTAGATTTCAACTATGACCCCGGTATTTTTATGCTCAACGACCAAGGTCTATTCACAATTGATTATGCCGGTATTTCAAATATTGCTATTGACGCAATCAAAATTACAGCATCTGAAGACGATGCTGGATACTCAAACCTCATCGAAATTGACCCCCGCGGGCCAGGTGAATACGAAATCAAGTTTAAAGGCACGGCGCTTCTCGATGAGATCGCCGCTCAGGTAGCACAAAGCACGGCTGAAGCTGTCCTCAATTATGATTCAGGAGATTATTCGTTTAGTAGAAATCTGACAGTTGGTTCCAATCTGCAGGTATCTGGTAAAACTATACTCGACGGTGAGGTGTTCTTAAATTCAAATGCATTCTTTTCCAATATCGAATGCGAACAATTATCGTTCCCAAAATCACAAAACAGATGGGTAAACATAACTTGTGTGGTGTCAACAACAGAAAATATATTATTGTATGATTTTGTTGATTCAAACAATCTACTTGAATTGTCCAATTGCGAGATGAAAGCTGTAGCATATCGCCCATTTACAGGAGCACATGAATGTGTTTTACTTGGAAATTTCAATGAAAAAGATATAGGCAAAATTGTTGTCATTGCTGATTCAGAATACACAGATGATGTGAATTCTTCTCGCGTATATGTGAATTTATGCTCAAACAATGAGGATAAGAGATGCTATGGAATAGTCGCAAAATCAATTAGTGATCATAGGATATGTGTCAACGGGCTCGGCGAAGGATGTGTCTGGGTATGCGATGAAAATGGGAACATTGAGGCCGGTGATTTCATCACTTCGTCGATCTTTAAAGGATTTGGTCAAAAGCAAAACTCTGAGAATCTCACGAATTACACTGTTGCAAAATCATCAAAAACGATAGATTTTGATGCGATGGAAGCAAATTTTACAAACGGTGAAGCTAAAAACACAACTTTCAACATCATGTTCATTGACGAAAATGGGACCGAAATTCTTCACGCCGAATACAAATCCAGAAAAGCAGGAGAAAAAGCAAGAGCATGTTTCATACCATGCACCTACCATTCATCTTGATCCTTTTGATATTCATTCAGTTATGATACATACGAACGCTATCATTCAATGCTATCGCACAGTGAAAATCTAAATGTTCTATCATATTGATGATGTCATCTAGATTTGTACCTATTGCAACAACGCCGTGATTTTCGAGAGCGACGATATCGTTATTTTTAAGATTTTGGCATGTAACAATCGCCAACTCATCACTACCTGATGCAAAATATTGCACGTTATCCCCAATGGAGTAATCAGAAAGCTCGGGAAAATATCTCTGAATGCTTCGTAATTGTAGATAATGCGTTAGATTGACATATGCCAAAATGTTAGGTGCGTGACAATGGATTATGTAGATATCATCGATGCTACTTAATCGATTTAAATGTATATTTGCATGCAAAGGAGTTTCAGATGAAGGTTCATTTGCACTGAATATATCGAAGGAGAAGCTATTAGATTCTTCATGTAGATTTATAGTAATGATGTCCTCACTTGTCAGCCTATCTTTTCCTTTTGCTCCTCTTTTTTTGCTCGAGGGCGTGATGTAAAAGTAGTTCTTATTCATCGGTTTGTACGATATATTTCCATCCCTGATGCTTGTGAGCTTCTTTTGGTACAACCGCCGCAATGCTGCGGGAATACTTCCACTACTCCCTGTTTTATCGCAGCAAAACGCTGACATCCTTATTATTACGCATATTTCATTTCTGGACACTTTTGGTTTACAAATTCCATTTCAGAAATTCAAATGTGATTTAAGGATTTGTGGTTATATAAGTAGTATGAATGAACTGTGGAAAAGCTTTTGCTTTGGTCAGGTATGCATGCATGATGGCTATATTGCAAATAGCGTGTGAGATAGTATCGTATTCGAGCCAGCTAATGTATCATTCAATCTGCTGCAGCGATTTCAAAACCTATTACATCATGCACACATCTAAGAGCTGCCAAGTATTGAAGGATGTGGAATACATGATTAATCCAAAGCGTATTTTGATGCAAATCACAGATAAACTCGGGTGATAGGCCGCGAATAAAATAGAAAGACATATTAAAGAATGCGTATAAACGGTGTTGACCATGTGTATGTGATATGCTGCGGAAAATTCAAAGATAGAGAAGCTTACATGCGCAATGTGAAAGAAACATTTGGGTTTGATAATCAATATTTCACTCTAACTATGGATGATAGCAAACTGAATTTCAGCGAGAATAGCTATTGGGAGTCCCTGTCGCAAGAAGTCATCGATCGATATTATATCACTGACCAAGTTGAAAGACAGAAGGAGCTGATAATCACTGGTCAAGACAAATATGCCCCTCGCGATATTTCATTGGCAGATATCGCGGTCTCTATCAATCATCTCCTCGTTTGGAAAGATATCGAAAAAAATAAATACAAAAACGTGCTTGTGCTAGAAGATGATATTCTTTTCTTTAAAAATAGTTTGAATCATTTACAAGACAAAATCCTACCAAATCTTCCAGATGACTATGATCTGATTTCACTTGAGGATGGCGCGCATATGCATGCCACTATGTATGGGCATGAGATTACTGAAGAGAAATATTTATATAAAATCGATTGTGGACGAATGAGGTGTACTGGTGCGTATATCATGAATGGTAAAGCAGCAAAAAAAATAGTCTCTCTACACGAGAAGAAGCGATGGACATTAGAGATAGATCATGTCGTGGACTTGTACGGCAAGTTAGGTCTTTTGAACATTTATTGGGCAGAACCATGCATATTCACGCAGGGATCACAAAAGGGAGTTTATAAATCGGGCGTGCAAACAAAAAATATAAAAAGGATAACGAATCTCGAGATGTTGAAAGATTTCCAAAAATAATTATTTAGGAATTTTTTTGGTAAAAGGCGTTCTACAACTAGGGCACTTTTTCATCGCCGAGTTAGAGTAACAACTGCGACAAAGCTTATGGCCACACCAAGTAATAACTAATCCTTCAGCGTATTCTGTAGAGTCAGCGTCTTCTTCGTCTGTCAAGCTGTAGCTCTCCATTCCCAACTCAGAATTTTTAATTGGAAGATAACACACCGGACACTCTATCTGTTTCTTTGAATCTAGCATCATTTCGCTGATCTCATCGACGAGGAACTTCGGAAGCTCGTCGTTTTGCTCTTTAACCTTCGACAATAATGATATCATTTTTCGGCTGTAAACTAAATCTCGAGAATGTGCATCGCTTTTTGATTTAAAATATTGCGACCACGCATAATTTTTTCTTTTTTCCAATGTTTTTATCTGTGAAGTTACCATTTTTGTTTAATGCTTACCCTGAAGATCCATCAATTTTTTGAACGTTGAAAAATTCAAAATCGAGATATTTTTTGATATTTTCAAAAAGCAAAAAATGTAAAAACTTTTTCTCACTTTTCACTTTTCACGGCACATCTCG